TTTGGTATTAAATACTCAAAAAATAAATGGCAAGAGTTGATTAATTCAAGTAAAGTTACGGCGACAGGGGAGCCAACTAGGCTTGATTTCTAATAGTAACTATTTATAATAAAGAATTACCATGGAATTTAATATCCAAAAATACTTAACTGAAAACAAATTAACAGGTCAGTCTCAAATGAGAGAAGAAGATAATACAGGTTTAACAATGCATATTGGTGATGACTATGAAGATATGATGCAACACGATGATGATGAGGAAGAAGAGAATATGGACGATTGGTCTACTTCTGATAGTCATGATGGAAATTATGATCAAGAACCAACAGCACAAGATATAGCTAAACCAGAGCCAGCATTAACTGGTATTCATAAAAAGCAAGCTCAATTACAAGCCTTAGAAGCTCAAAAAGATGCATTATTAATGCAATATAAGAGTGGTCATTTAGGCTTAGATCAATACAAAGAAAAGATAGGTAATATACCTAATCAAATTAAGAAGCTTAGAGCTGACGTAGATAAAGCCATGACCGTAACCGCTGACGATGGTAGCGAAGACGAAATGGCTTAATTAGTTACAAAAACAACCAAATGGCATCACAAGTAAGCATAAACGATGCAATAAAACAAGAGTTAATAAAGTGTAAGCGGGATCCTACATACTTCATGAAGAAGTATTATACAATTCAGCACCCTACTAGAGGTAGAATGACCTTTAACTTATTTCCATTTCAAGAAAAATCACTTAAATTATTTCAGAGATTTGATTATTGTATTATAAATAAGTCAAGACAGCTTGGTATTTCCACATTGACTTCGGCTTTTGCTTTATGGATGATGTTATTTGAGCAAGATAAAAACATTCTGGTATTAGCAACTACACAAGCAACTGCAAAAAACATGGTAACTAAAGTAAGATTTGCTTACGATAATTTACCAAAATGGATGCAACTTCCAGTAATGGAACATAATAGATTATCTCTAAGACTTAAAAATGGTTCACAAATTAAAGCCGTATCGGCAGCAACAGATTCTGCACGTTCAGAGGCGGTATCTTTATTAGTAATAGATGAAGCTGCGTTCATTGATCGTATTGGAGACATCTTTACAGCTGCACAACAAACGTTAGCAACGGGTGGTAGATGTATTGCTTTATCAACTCCTAATGGGGTTGGTAACTGGTTCCACAAAGAGTTTACAAGAGCTCTTAATGGTGAAAACAACTTTACCCCAATCAGCTTACCTTGGACAGTACATCCAGAAAGGAATCTAGATTGGAGAAATCAACAAACAAAAGACTTAGGCGAAAGAGCAGCTGCACAAGAGTGTGATTGCGACTTTAGTACATCAGGAAACACGGTTATTTACCCTGAAATTTTAAATTGGTATCAACTCAACACAGTAAGAGAACCAAAAGAAAAAAGAGGGAGAGAACAGGAATACTGGCTATTTGACTACCCAGATCCAATGAAGACTTACATGCTAATTGCCGACGTAGCAAGAGGGGATGGACAAGACTTTTCAGCTTTTCATATTATGGAAGTTGATAGTTTAACTCAAGTGGCTGAATATAAGTGTCAAGTAGGTACAAAAGAATTTGCACAAACGTTAATAGCAGCTGCAACAGAATGGAATAACGCATTACTTGTAGTTGAAAATGCCAATATAGGTTGGGATGTTGTAATTAGAATTCAAGAAGCAGGATACTCGAACTTATATTATTCTCCTAAGACAGAATTAGTAGGAACTCAGATAGATCTATACGTTGCAAAGTACGATAAAGGAGATGGAATGGTGCCAGGATTTGGTACAACATCAAGAACAAGACCTCTTGTAATTGAAAAAGCAAGATCTTTTACAGAAGATAAGCAAGTGGTAATCAGATCACAAAGATTATTAGATGAATTAAGAGTATTCATTTGGAAGGGTAGAGAAAATGCTGATGCAAGAGCCCAAGCAATGCAAGGATATAATGACGACTTAGTAATGTCTTGGTTTATCGGCTTATTCCTACGTGATACCGCACTTAGATTTAGACAAACAGCTATAGACCTGACATACGCTAGCTTAAATGGTTACCATAGAAGTGGTAACGATTTTCAAATCTACACACCAAAACCAACAAACCAAGAGAATCCTTGGAAAATGCAAGTTGGCAACGAACATCAAGACATAACATGGCTTTTATAACCAAAAGATATTTATAAGATATGGCAGACGAACAAAAAATACAACCACAGAGAAATCTGTTTTCTACTCTAAAGAGATTGTTTTCTACTGATGTTATTATTCGTAATGACGGTGGTGAATTAAAAACAGTTGACGTAGAGAATATACAAGTAGATGGTGTTCTACAAACAAACGCTTTAGTTGACCGTTTTAATCGTGTTTACACGACGTCAACTTCGTATGGCGTAAACCTTAATCTAGCTCAAAACTATCAAAGTTCGCGCGTTCAAATCTACTCAGATTACGAAGCAATGGACACAGACCCAATTATTGCTTCTGCATTAGATATTATTGCAGACGAATGTACATTAAAAAATACCCAAGGAGATGTTATACAAATTAGATCAGCAGATGAAAATATTCAAAGAATACTTAGAAGCCTTTTTTACGACGTGCTTAACATTGAGTTTAACCTCTGGTTCTGGATTCGAAATATGTGCAAGTATGGTGATTTTTTCCTTAAGTTAGAGATCGCTGAGAAATATGGTGTTTATAACGTAATACCATTTTCTGCTTATAATATTGTTAGATTAGAAGGTACTAATCCAAGTAATCCATCAGAAGTCATCTTCAAGTATGACCCAAGTGCCGCATTAGGTGCTTCAGCAGGTTATTCAACCTCATACCAAAATACAGACTTAGGTATTACTTTCTTCAATTATGAAATGGCTCACCTTAGATTGATTGGGGATATTAACTACTTGCCTTACGGCCGTTCTTATTTAGAACCAGGTCGTAGACTTTATAAGCAATACATTTTGATGGAAGATGCGATGTTAGTACACAGATTAACACGTGCTCCACAAAGGAGAATTTTCTATGTAAACGTAGGTGCTATTCCACCAAACGAAGTAGAAAACTACATGCAACGTATGATCAGTAAGATGAAGAAAACTCCTCTTATTGACGGTAAAACAGGCCAATATAACTTGAATTACAATGCGATGAGCATGCTCGAAGATTTCTTTATTCCTGTACGTGGTAACGATCAGTCTACAAGAATCGATAACGCACCTCCATTAGAGTATAATGGTATTAAGATATTAACTACTTGTTAAATAAGCTATTTGCTGCATTAAAAATACCAAAAGCCTTCTTAGGATATGAGAAGGACTTAACTGGTAAAGCAACATTAGCTGCAGAGGATATTCGTTTTGCACGTACTATTGAAAGATTACAACGCATTGTAGTAAGTGAATTGACTAAGATTGCCTTAGTACACTTATATGCACATGGATACGATGATGAGTCTTTAACTAACTTTGATCTTACTTTAACAACTCCTTCTATCATTTATGAGCAAGAAAGAGTAGCGTTAATGAAAGAAAAAATGGACTTAGCAGCTCAGATGATGGAGACTAACTTCTTACCAACAGACTGGATTTACCACGAATTATTCCACTTCTCTGAAGAAGCGTTTGATGAGTATAGAGATTTAGTTGTTGAGGATAAGAAGAGAGCATTTAGAATGAAGCAGATTGAGGAAGAAGGCAACGATCCTGCAGAATCAGGAACAGCTTATGGTACTCCTCACCAAATCGCCTCAATGTATGGTGGATATGGAATACTAACTTAGCTGGTACAAACGTACCTCAAGGTTATGATGAGTTAAATCCTAACGAACCAACCAAATTACCAGGTAGACCAGAAACTAAAGTATCCCTTATTAATACATCTGATGATCCATTAGGCAGAGATAGAATGGGTGTTTATGATTTAAAATCCAAACCAAATACAGGTGAAGGAGAAGATAGCTTAAAAGTTAAGTATCAAGGTGGTGGTCCATTATCACTAAAAGAA